AGGCCGAGCGCCAGATAAAGCCGATGCAGATAATAGATCTGATTGATGGTGCAGCGGTGCGGCCGCGCGTCGCGACGGGGCTTTACGGCGGGATGGCCGCTGCGGCGCGGCCGCGCGTCGCGATCGCCGCTGCGCGGCCCGAGCTGAACCACATGCTCGCGCCCCGCCCGCAGCGGCGGCATTGATACCTCGGGTGGCGGGGTGTCGCGAGCCAGCGACCATGGATTGAGACTGGGATCGTGCGCCGCCCATACCTTGGCGCGGATTTCCGGCGCCCGCAACATGGGGCGCCAGTACCAGCCGACATAGCCCTGCTCGCGCGCCTCCCGTGCCAGCACGGCGGCGACGACAGGCGGCAAGACGTGGTCGGCCGGCCCGAGGGCCGTGCGCTTGATGTCCCAGGCGCCCATCGTCCAAGCGGCGGCGATGGCGAGGCCGTCGATGGCGGTGAGCTGGGGCAACAGCACCACCGTCTCCGGCACGCGGCTCTCCACCATCAGTCCCACGCCGGCCGGCAACTCCTGCGGGTCGATGCCGCCGTCGTCGTCGACAAAGGCCGCCCAGTTGAGGGCGAGGCACGCCGTACCGCTGATCAGTGGCGCCCACACGGTCACGCCGCTGATCGGATGATCGGTGACGGCCGCCTCGCGCATGACCGTTTCGAGGATCGGGTTGGGGCTCATTCCCCGACCTCGATTTCGGCCGGCACCACCCAGCCATTGACCGGATGATAGCGTGACAGCTGCGGATCATGATCCCAGCTTCGCGGGCCCGGCACGGTGATCCGGCCCGTGACGGTCTCGGCGACCATGGCAAAGCCGGCCCCGGTCAGCGCCTCGTAGGGCTCGTGCACGGTGACGCGCTCGACGGCACAGCCCTGGCGCTCGTCCAGCGTGATCCGCATGGCGCGCTCGATGGCCGCCGCCGGGCTCGCAAACGGCCCCTCGATGGCCGGCCGGCCGGCACCGATGTCGCTGACGACGCGATAGTATTCGCCGGTTACTGAGAGTTGCATCGATCCGCCCTCAGTGCGTGCTGTAGCGGGCGCCGCGCCCGTACATCTTTTCGGTCAGCGTCGCCGACCGGCCGGCGTCCGTCTCGAGCCAGGCCACCGCCTCGGCGGCGACACGAGCGGCGATGGCGGCGTAAAAGGCGCGGATCGCGGCGACGTCCTCCTCGCGCACGACGGCCTTGGCGCCGCCGGCGAGGGCGAGGTAATGGACCCCCAGCTCGCGGCTGTATTCGAGGTTGCTGGAGTACGAGCGCGCCTGCCCATTGACCTTGACGCCGGTGTGCTTGTCGATTTCGAGGCTGGCGCCCTTCGGGGTGGCGATGGTGAGAGTATCGGTCATTTTCGCTTCTCCGGCCTCAGTTCCCGCGAGGCCGCCGGTGTCAATCGCTGCTGACCATCAACTTATATGTGATCCACATATAAGCCACAAGCGAAAAGCGACACAGCCGGTACGATTTTTTGTCCGGTCGCGCTCGCGCTGGCGGGACTCAACAATCCCGGTTCGCGGCCCTATATCTGCGGCATGTCCAGTAGCCCGCGTACCCCGAGAGCCACCGTCAAGGTCCGCCGCCTGCCCAAGGTCGGCGACGTCGTCATGGTCCCGGCCAAGGTCACGCGCCTGGCGGGCGCCGGCGACGATCTGCAGATAACCATCGAGCTCCGGAACGGCCATCGGGCGACCTCCCGGCCGGAGGTGCTGCTGCGGGACGAGGATCGCTGACCGGCGGGTCTATCGCCGCCCGGGCCGATTCGATGCCGAGCAGCGCCTCGATCTCGTCGAGGGCATCATCATCGCCGGGATGGGGCAGCGCGGCCGGCCGAGGCGGCGGCTCGCCGGAATTGGGGACGCGCACCATGCCCTCCTCCCCCGATGGACGCGGGCGCATTGTGGCCCGGTGCCGCCGCGACCACAATCCCTCGCGGCTGTTCTCATTCCGTTCACGGTGCTACGATTGCCGCCTCGACGTTGGAGGCGCTCATGACCGTCGCAATTAAAGCCCCGCTCACCAGCCGCGCCCAGGCCTACGCCGCCGCGCATCCCGATGCGTCGCCGGCCGAGATCGCCCGGGTGCTTGGCGTCCGGACGGCCGAGATCGCCGCCGCCCTGCGGCGCGACCGCCGGCCGCGCCGCAAGTCCACTGCCGGCTGATGCCCGAGCAGCATTACAAGCCCAAGTCGCGGCCGCGCCGGAAGTGCTCGCCCTCGATCATCCTGCCATAGACGATCTCCGCCATGGCCGGGGTGACGCTGGCGATCGGGTAGGTGCCGAGGGCGATGCCGGCTCGGCCACGCCTTGCACTCGATGTAGAGGTCGAGGGCCGGCACGTAAAAATCGAGGCTGCGGCGGCTGCCCGGCGGCGATACCTCCCGCTCATAGGCAAATCCTGCAAAGTCCAGTGCGGCGGCGATGACCGCTTCCACCGGGTCAAGCCCGCCGGAGCGCCGGCTCATAGCTCCACCTCCTCGGGGTAGATTTCGATGGAAAAGGGCAGCATCTGCTCGGCCAGCGGTGCCGGCGCGTCGCCCAGGCGGGGATGCGCGAGGAATGCGTACGCCTCGTCCCGCCCGACCATCCGCACCTGCCCGCCATCGTTGATCAGCCATTTGGTGCCGCCGGCAAAGCGCTGGCCGTCCCAGTGCGAGTGTCTGCATTCGGCCGCCTCGCCCGGGTGCAGGATCAGCGACCAATGGCGGTAGCTGGCGCCCTTTTTGAGCTTCGTCGGCGCCACGAAGTCGCGCAGAAAATCACCGTCCGCGCCCAGGTGCAGCCGGGCCAGATAGCCGCGCCGGTCTGCTTTTTTAGCCGCCGAAATGCCGATGAAAAAGTCCATTTCAGGCCTCCTTCTCGATGCCCGCCACGGCGATGTCCCAGGCGCGCTCGAACTCTCCGACCTTGCCGAGCTCGAGGCCGAAGGCGGCGCAGACTGCCTCGGCCGCGTCCCGGTTCTTGTTGACCTTGCCCCAATGGTCGCCCTTGCGAAACTTGGGCGGCGTGTCGTTCTCGCGGCTCGACCAGCGCAACTCGCCCGAGCCGTTGGAGGCCTCGACGAGATAGACCGCCGTGCGCGTCGTGCCGTTGACGTACAGCCGGCGCTGGCCGGCGTTGGTGGTGAAGGTGCGAAGCGAGTAGGTCATCTGTATCCCCTTGCCAGAATGTCTGCTACAGATATAATGTCTGTGGCAGACATAAAGCAAGAGGAAAATATCTGTGGCAGAGATTTTTTGCGAGCCCGGAACGGCTGAGGTAACCACCGTGATTGTGGAGCATGAGCTTTGGCAGCTGCGGGCGAAGAATGCGGGGCTGCCGCAGAAGCTGCTGGCCCGCCTCGCCGGCGTGACCGAGACCAATGTCTCGCTGCAGCTGCGGGGCAAGTTTGCGGCCGGCACGCCGACCTACATCAAAACCATCATCCGCGCCTGGGAGATGCTGGACCAGGCGCAGCGCGAGGCGCTGATCGCCGCGACCGAGGCCGGCGACGAGCTCCGCTGAGCCGTGGCCGCGCGCACCGGCCACCCGCAGGCGCCGGGCCTGCGCTGGCGCCGCGGCAGCCCGGCGTGGCTGCCGCCGCAGGAAGCCATTGCCGCCGGCTATCGCCCCAGCCGCGTCGCCCTCGATCATCTGGCCGACCGGCCGGAGCTCCTGAAGGCGCGCTGCGCCGCCCTCAATGCCGACCTGCGGCTATGGCTGGCGGGCTATCGCGACGATCCCGCGGTTTTCGACGGCTCGCTGCGCAACCTGCTCGTGCTCTATCAGCAGCATCCGGAGAGCTCCTACCAGGCGCTGCGGCCCTGGACGCAGGCGACCTACGCCAGCTACCTCAGCTATCTCAGGGCGACGGTCGGCGAACGACCGATCGAGAGCATCACCGGACTGGACCTGGTGCGCTGGCAGCGCGACTGGACGGCCGGGGGCGTGCACCTTGCCAAGGCGATGCAGCTGCGCACCGTGCTGTTGTCCGCCAGCCGCTTCGGCGCCTCATTGCGGGCGCCCGGATGCGCCGAATTCGCAACGGTCATCCGCGAAACCCGCCGCGGCTTCGGCCGGCCGAGGCCGCGCGATGCGGTCCTCACGGCCACCGACGTGGCCGCGGCGCGCAAGGCGGCGCACGCCGCCGGCCGACCCTCGCGGGCCATGGTCTACGCCATCGTCTACGAAACGACGCTGCGGCTCTACGACGTAATCGGCCGCTGGTGGCCGGCCGATCGGGCGCCGGCGTCCGAGGTTGTCGACGGGCAGGGGCGGCTCTGGGTCGGGCTGTGCTGGGAAGACATCGACGACGATCTGGTGCTGCGCTACGTCCCGTCCAAGACGGCCGGCTCGACCGGCCTCGGCATCCTCTACCCCCTCGCCACCGCCGCGCCGATGGTGATGCAGGAATTGCGTCACCACCCGCTCAAGCGCCGCGCCGGCCCGCTGATCGTCAACGAGCGCACCGGGCTGCCTTACACGCCCGGCGCCTTTCAGCGGGGCTGGCGCGAGGACCGGGCCGCCCTCGGCCTCGACAACAACATCTGGGCTCGCGACATGCGGGCCTCCGGCATCACCGAGGCCCGGGCCGGCGGCGCGGCGCTCGACGACGCCGGCAAAGTGGCGGGCCACGCCGGCACCCGCACGACGGGCAGTGTCTACGACCGGGCGGCGCTCGAGGCCGCCGAGCGCTTTGCCGCTGCACGGCTCAAGCTGAGGGCAAAGCGGCGGCGCTGAGAGCGGCGTCAGACGCTGCCCGATTGTGTGCCGCGAGTTCTTGAGCCACAAGCCCTCGCGGCTTGACGTTCCTCTTCCGTTCACGGCAGCCTTGGGCCATGCCCGAGCACTACCACAAGCGGAAATGGCGGCTGCGCCCCGAGTTCGGCCTGCAGCAGCTGGGCGACGAGCCTTAGCCGGCCGGGCACCAGGGCAGCTTGTGGCCGATCCATTGGTGCGCCAGGCCCTCGGCCACCAGCTGCTGTCCCACCGACCGACCGCCGATTTTAATCGTCCGGAGCGCGCGGCCATAGACGTCGACCGGCCGGCGGCCGACCTGCACGGCGGCGAACGGCGCGCTGCTCAGCAGCTGCTGCAGCCGCAGCGTCGCCCGGTCGCCCAGCCGCTTCTCGGCCGCGCACCGGTAGCCGCCCCGACCGGGATGCACCTCCGGCGCATCGATATCCTCGAGCCGGATCTTCGTCCCGCCGAGCCAGAGGGTATCGCCGTCGACGACGCACGTCCGGGCCCAGTGCACCGCGCACAGCGGTATCGCCGTCGACGACGCCACGACCGGCTGAGCCGGCCACAGAAGTGCAAGCGCGAGTATCCCGAATTTTCTGAAATTGGGGCTTTTGGAGGCCATTCGCCCTGCTTTCGGGGGACGGGCTTTCAGAGCCGGCGTTGACTCCATTGCGTCGATCACAGCTTTGCAATCCGCTGCGTAACCACTCCGCCACGTGGCCTCTGGGGGCAGGTTGATAAATAGGGGCAGGGACTTAAGCAAGAGTCAAAAAATGGGCGTTCTGAAGAGAGTCCGCAGCGCTTCAGAACGCTTTCTGAAATAGCCCCCTCATTTGTTCGCCACGAGGTAGGCGTGGCGGCGGCGGGTGGCGGCGAGGACGCGCTTTTCGGTGCGCTTGGCGTAGCCCTCGTAGGCCCGGCTGCGGTGCGCCGAGAGGGCGCGGCCCTGGCCGTCGGTGAGCTCGGCCTCCTCGAGCTCGGTCATGCCGCCATGCCGGCAGGCGTCGAGGCTGAACGTCTTCGGCAGGCCGGCGGCGTCGGCCACCTTGCGCACCAGCTGGGCGAAGCGGGTGGGCTCGTAAAGCGTGCCGTCGGGCCTGAGGATCATCGGCACGCCGCGGCGCGGCAGACCGGCCAGCACCGCCTCGGCATCGCCGTAGAACAGCATCGTGCCCTCGGCCGTGGTCTCGCTGAGGACGTGCTGGACATGGGCGCCGGTCTTGTGGTGCTCGATCCGGATGGTGCGGCCGGGCACATAGCCCGACCAGGTGACGTAGCCGCCGAGCACGTTCTCGGGGCGCTGCAGCCACTCGAAGCAGATCACCGCCGCGGCCGCCAGCTCGGGCTGCTTGAGCTCGATCGCCTTGGCGGCGAAGGCATAGACCGCCTCGCGGTCGTGCGCCGGCTTGACCTGGCTCTGGTAGCCGACGAGCTGCACGCCCACCCAGGGGTTCGGCACGTCGCGCCGGAACTCGCGCGGGTAATGGGGCTGCATCAGCCGCCAGGCGGTCTTGCAATACATCACCGCCTTCTCGCCGCGCCGGTAGCGCTCGCCCTCGATCATCTTGCCATAGACGATCTCGGCCATGGCCGGGGTGACGCTGGCGATCGGGTAAGTGCCGAGGGCGATGCCGGCCTTGGACTTAATGGCGAGGACCTGGTCGAACAGCCGACGATAGTCGGGCCGGGCCCGCTCGCCCACCCGGCGGCGGAAGATTTCGCTCTCGAGGTAGGTTTCGATGAGCCAGGCGACCGAGCCCGGCGGGGCATAGCGGCGAATCGGCGGCGCCTTGCCGGTGCCGAAGCTGCCACCGCCGGTGCGCCACTCGTCGAAGCGGGCATTGTGGGGCAGGGCGGCGGCATCGAGCTCGGTTTGCGACAGGCCGGCGCCGAGCGGCTGGGAGGCGAAGGGGAAGCGACGGCCGAGGGCTTCGGCCTGCCGGCGCCAGTAGGGCGGGGGGTTCCAGTAGTAGGCGGGGGCGCCGGCGGCCGACCGCTTGGCGATGACGAAGCGGGGCAATGCGATCGTCATGGTCAGAAGTCCTGGGCGGCGTCCGCGACGTCCAGCTCCGCCGATGCGCCGATCGCCCGGTCCAGATCGTCCCTGAGCCAAAGCTTCCTCCGCCCGTCGTTGACCTTGGGCTGAGGGTATTCGGTGCCGACCCGGCTGGTAAAGGCCTCGACGCTCGGCTCGCCGCAATAGCCGGCGGCATAGGCGGCCGGCATGCGGCGGGGCCAGGAGCCCAGCGGGATTGCGGCGGGCCGGGCCATCAGGTGCGGCCCCGGCTGCCGGCGACGGCGATCGGGCGGCGGACGGGCGGGGCGATCGGGCGGGCCTCGAGGATGGGGACGCCGGCGTGGCCGAGCGCCCGGCTGGCGTCGGCGATGATGCGGTGCAGCGAGCGGCGTTCGAGGCCGGGGCCGAGGTCGACCAGCGTCGGGCCGGCGAGCTCGCGCACCGAAAGCGCCGACAAGGCAGCGGCCGTGGCGGCGAGGGCGGCGGCGAGCAGGGCATGGCTGTTGACGGCGGCAAGGGCGAGGGCGAGATCCGCATCGACCCCGGCGTTGGTGCGCTCGCCGTAGAACACGGCGAGTTGCTGGCCATCGGCGGCGGCGATCAGGTGGCCGTGGCCGAGCCGGCCGGCATCGCGCCAGGGGAGGGGGCTGTGCATGAGGGGGCGGGTGCTCATGGCTCAGGCGCTCCCTTCGGTGGGCAGGTCGGCCATCAGCTTGGCGGCATAGGCGTCGAGCTCGTCGGCGACCAGCGACAGCTTGCGCATGTCGCTCTCCGTCGCCTCGGCACCGGAATCGAGCATGGTCATGATGCTGGCCCACAGGTGCTGCGCGCCGGCCATATAGGCCTTGTGCATTTCCTCGAGCTGGATGGCTGGGGCATCCATCGGGATGGCGGCGAGGCGCAGGCCGATCCAGCCGGCCTCGATCAACTGGCCATCGTCGGCGAGCCGGCGGGTGAGACGTTCCAGGTAAGCGCGGTCCGCCATCACTCGCCTCCGCGCGGCAGGTAGATGCGGGCGGGCGCCGGGCCGGAGACCTCGATGCTGTAACCGCCCTTGCGGCTGTCGCCGCGGCTGACCTTGACGGTGACGCCGGGCAGCCGCTTGCCGGACGGGTCGAGGCCACCGATCTGCTCGAGCACTTCGTCCGCCATGCGCTGGCGGAGCTCGTCCTCGGTGACGGTGGCGCGGAAGCTGATGCTGTCGGGGGCGATGAGCTTGACCATCATGTGGTCTCCAGGCGGTGCGGCAGGCCGTGCCGCGCGGAGGTGGCGTTGAACTTGGCGACAACGGCGGCGCCGAGCTCGATGCCGGCGGCGTTGGCGAGATCGCCGAGCACCAGCAGCAGGCCGCGCGCCGCGATCCGCGTTGCCGACACGGTTTCCGCCGCGGCGAGCCGCCCGGCGAACACCATGGCGCTGCTGCCCCGCACCGACAGGCCGATGCCGAAGGGCGGCACGACGGGGGCGATCTCGCCGAAGTGGTCAAAGCCGAAATCCTGCCCCTCGCTGGCCAGCAGCAGGTCGAGGTAGATCACCGTGTCGGCCAGCTCGTCGGCTAGGTCGCGCAGCAGCTCGGGCGCGCTCTTGCCGTTGCCGATGATGGCATCGCGCTCGCGGTTGAGCTTTTTGACGAGGTTGAGCGCCTGGCCGAGCTCGCCGCCGACGGCGACCAGCCAGTCGGGATAGCTCCAGGCATCGAGCGGCAGGTGCCAGCCCTCGGTGCAGCTGGCGACGGTGGCGCGGCGGAAATCGGCGAAGCTGAGCGGGGGCATCAGACGTCACCTTGCAGCTGGGAAGGGCCTTGCGCCTCTCGCCGGGCATCCCACATCGCCAGCGTCATCAGCCGGCCGGTGATGCTGTTGGTGCGGCGCCCGAGGGCGCGGGCGATCTCGGCGGTGCTCCGGCCGGCCGTGGCCAGCCCGAGCAGCTCGGCGTCCTCTTCCGGGCTGAAGCGGCGCACCTGGTGGTTGCCGCGCGTGGTGAGCATCGGCATCCTCGATGGCGCGATCGTCGATCCATCCGGCCGGTCGGCGCCGACCTTGAGGCAGTTCCAGCGGATCAGCCCCTTGGAATAGCCGAGCCGTCGCCCGATCCAGGCGTAGGATTTTCCCGCCTCGCGCCACGCGGCCATTCGGTCGATCTGCTCGGGGGTCATCGCGCACCGAGCTCGGTCGAGGAAAAGCTGTGCGCGGCGGCGGCGATGATCTCGGGCCAGAGGGCGCCGATCTCGGCCGTCGAGAAGTTGCGCTGCCGCAGCGCGACCAGCAGGTCGCCGGGATTGGGCATCAGGCCGGCGATGATGCCGGCGGCGTGGGCGACCCGCTCCTTGCGGTACTCCGGATCATGGTCCCACGGGTTGACCGGCGGCTGCGGCCGGTCGTGGCGGACCACTTCCGGGTTGGCGAGGCGCTTGGCGTCGCCGATCGAGGCGTCGAGCTCGCCGTCGGAGAGGTCGCAGGTCTCCTCCGCCTGGCGGAAATCCTCGCGCGTCGTCGGCTGGCCCTGGTGCGCCTGGCGGCGGATCACCGCCAGCATGCGTTCGGGGACGGTGAGGGCCGCCAGCGCCGGCGCCAGCGGGATGCGTCGCCGGGCGGCGGCGAATTGGCCGGCCCTGCCGGCAGAGGAAAGTGTCTCGAGCGAGGAATCGAGCATCACGCACCTGCCCGGTCGAGCGCGGCGCGGAAGGCGAGGACGGCGGTGGCGATGCGCGGGGCGATGGTGATGCGGACGTAGTCCTCGTTACGGTCGGCGGCGGCGTAGCGGAGCTGGGCGTCATAGGGCGCAACGAAGGCGCGGGCGGCCGCGACGAGTTCGGCCGCCGGGCCGAAGCGCCGCGCCGCGGCGACGGCATCGAAGAGGTTGACGGGGTCGTCGGCAGGGGTATCGGGGGAGTCGAGCATGTTGCCCTCCAGTGGTGAGACTGGATGTAAGCATAACTTACATAAACTGGCAATGCCGAAGTCAGTTGAACTGACGTGGCGATGGGCACTGGCGCTTGCTAGGGTGGGGAGAAGCCGAGGGGGCGGTGCTCCCCGGATGAAATTCGTCGCGGGAAACTGGCTGGCCGACATGCCGGTGACCGCCGTGAAGAAGCGCGGCCGGCTCGAGGAACTGCGGATCCTCAAAAGTGCGTTCCGGCACGAATCGGTGAAGGCCTCGGATATCCTCGCGGCGGAAATCGTCACCGAGACGAACCGGACGTCGATCCTGGCAAAGGTTGGATGGGGCGCCGCAGGCGCCGTCGCGCTCGGGCCCCTGGGGCTGCTGGCAGGCGTGATCGGTGCCGGCCACAAGCAGGAACGGGTGATCGCTATCGGCATCCGGGACGGCCGCCGGGCCCTGATAAAGGGCACGGCGGCAGAAGCGGAAATGCTGCTCGCCGCTGCATTCTCGAATGCCGTTGCGCCGCCGACGGCGATCGAGGCAGCGCCGGTCGATAACAGCAAATGGTCGAAGCGCGATCGCGAGGCGCATCAGCGCAGCCTGCTGCCGCCGGCGATGCCGGTGGCAAGTGCGCCTGCCGCTGTGGACACCAGCAAGTGGTCGAGACGCGACCGCGAGGCCTACGAACGGACTCGGGCTGCCGCGCTGCTGGCCGCGACCGTCGGCGCTCCGGACGACTCGCCGGCCTGAGCGCGACTGGCGTTCAGTGGCGGGTGCGTCGCGGTGATGCGCCGGCCGGCAGCCGGGCGGCTTCCTCCCGGCGGGTGAAGACCCGGTGGCAGGCCATGACATGCTGGCGCACGAACAGCACCGACTGGCCGGGCGGGTTGAACTGGTAGGTGACGATCTGCGCCGGCGTTTCGTGGTCGTACTGCTTGATGAATGATTGCGGCTGGCCGTTGGCGCTGTCGCGCTCCTGCACGATCACGATGTCGGCCTGCCGGATCGTCCGGTGCGGCGAGACGAAGACGCGCTCGCCGTCCGCATAAACGGGCAGCATCGAGGTGCCCTTCACCGTGAGCGCGTAGAGGTCGGCCTCGTCGGCGAGGCCCGGCGGCGGCGCGATGAACTCCACCGGCTCAGGGGTCAGGATGAAGCCGCCGCGGCCGAGCTCCCCAGCCGCCACCACGCCATAGAGCGGCGTGACTTCTGCACCGGCCTCCTGCCTGCCGCGCGGCGGCTTCGGCTTGGGCGGCCGCCGGAACGGCTTGCCGATCTCAAATAGCAGCTCGCCCGCCGGCGCGGCGCCGCGGTTGAAGTGCAGCCAGTCGAGGGATGCGCCAGTCAGCTCGGCCAGGGCGGCGGCATTGCGCTGGCTGATTCCGGTGGTGTCGTTCTCCCAGTTGGTGACCGACACCCGCGTGACGCTGGTCGGCCGGCCACCGCCGGCGTCTCTTTTCAACAGCGTCGACAGCGCCGCCGCCAGCTCCTCCTGCTGCAGCCCCATCGCATTGCGCAAAAAGGCAATTCTGGCGCCGATCGTGTCCATGCCGGCGAGGCTAGCGTAAGGTGGCCTTACGTCCAATGTCGGATGCACTGACTTGCCTCTTGCGATGTTATGTAAGTTGCGCTTACATCGCGGCCATGACGACTCATGAGTCCACATCGCCGCTGGAGCGCGCCAAGGCCGCCGCGGGCGGGGTTGCCGCCCTGGCGGCGGGGCTGAGCCGGGGCGGCAGGGCGATCTCGTCGCAGGCGATCAGCCAGTGGCGGCAGGTGCCGGCGGCCCGCGCCCTCGAGGTCGAGGCGCTGACCGGGATTTCCCGCTTCGAGCTCCGGCCCGACATCTACGGCCCGGCACCGGCCGCCAGCCCGTCGAGGGTGGCCTGACATGCGGCGGCGCGCCCCGACCGTGCTGGAGGTGGGGATCGTCCTCGTCGCGGCGTCCGCGGCGGCGCTGCTCGCCATCCTCTATGTCGTCCACCTGGTGCTCGACGCCGTCGGCACCACGCTCATCTTGCTCATGGGGCTGTCCTGATGCGTGACGATCGCGACCTGCTCGATGCGGACTTCGAGCCCTCGCCGGTGGCGCGGCGGGCGACGGCGCGGGCCGGGCGCCGGCACGCGCTGCTGGTGCAGTGGGGCATCGCCGGGCTGCTGCTGCTCGGCGCCTGCCTCATGGTGATGACCGCCATCATGGCGAGGCCGTTCTGATGGCCCGGCACGGCTTTTCCACCCTTTGCGCCCTGGCCCGCCGCGACCGGCTGCGGATCGAGCTGGCGCAGGTCGAGCGGCAGTTGCTGGCGCTCGGCTTCGCCGATCCCGATGCGGCGCCAGGCCCGGCGCCGGCGAGCCCGCCGGCGCGGCTGATCAAGCCGGCGCGGCTGCTGCAGCCGCGCGAGCTGGCGCGGCGCGATGCCGGGCGGCACGGCGCGTTCCGCCTCGGCCCGGACCGGCCGGCGTGGCGGCCCGGCGAGCCGGTTGCCGGAGGCGCGCTATGAAGTTTTCCCTTTCCATTCGGCGCGGGGCTCTCCTGCCGCGCCGGAGCGGTTCCGCCGGGACAGACCTCCTCCCCGTTGCGGCGGACCACCCGGAGGGGCGGGCAGACCATGGCCGCCCCACCGGTTACTGGCTGGCGATGCGCCCTGCCCCCCAGCAAGGGGCGCATCGCCGGTATCTTTTTACCGCCGGCGATGCAGAAGCGGATGGGGGAAAGGCGGGCTGCCATGAGACGGGTTTAGCCGGCCGCGCCGGCGGCGTCGCCGGCAATTACGAGGGGCAATTGCCATGAGGCCCTACAAGCCCCGCCTCCCCGGGAGCGCCCACGATGCGCTCGCCAACATGGTGGCACAGATCGGCGAGAGCCAGGTGCCGTCCGGCAACGGCATGCAGATGTTCGCCGACTTCGAGGACCGCTCGATCAACACGCTCTACCACGAGCTCGATCCGGCCGGTCCGTCGCAGGTTTCCTATGCCCGCGTGGCGCGAGCGGTGAGCCATTTCAAGGTGCGGGCCCCCGCCGACCACATGGCCGCCTGCGCCGGCGGCATCTTCGTCAAGCTCCCCGAGCCCGGCAAGGGACGCTGGGGCGAGCTCACGGCGGAGACGGCCGAGGAAATGGGGCAGGTGACCGCCGAGATCGTGCGCGATCTCCTGACCGGCGAGGTGACTCCGGCCGCGGCACGCCACCTGCTGCCGGAGCTGTTCGAACTGGTGCGGCACCTCAGCGACCTGGTCGCACTGGCCCAGTCGGCCCTCGGGGAGGGCGGCCATGCCGGCTGAGCTTATCCCGGGCGGCGCGACCGAGCAGGCGGCGATAGCCGGCGGGCGCGCCCTGGCGCTGCAACTCTCGACGCTCATCGCCGGCCACCGCATCGAGACCGGCCTCTATGCCCTGGTCACCCAGTTGATCGGCCTCGTCCTCGTTTCGGCCGACAGCCTCGAAGAGGCGAAATCGCTGTTCGACACGATCGGCCGCGATGTCCTCAACGGCGTCGAGCTCAACTGGGACCAGCACGCCGCCGCCCGCGCTGCCGGCGAGATCGCCGGGTCGGCCGTGAGGCTGCGGCAATGAGCCAACAGCGCTTCATCGGGCCGGACGGCCGGGAATATGTGTCGATCGTTGTCGGCCGTAGCCGGCCGTTCGCGGCGGCCGTGATCCGGGCCTGGGGCCGGGTCGACGGCGCCGACCACTGGCCGGTGCTTGCCTACAAGGCGTTTTCGGTCCCGGCCGAGATTTTCGATGGCCCGATCGTGAGCCAGGCCCGCGCCGAGGTCGAGGCGAGCGAAGCGGCCGATGGCCGGACGGAGCGCTCCGATGGGTGAGCTCGCGCTCTACGACGCCGCCCGGTCCGCCCTGTCCAGCGCGCTGCGCATCGACGAGGTGCAGCAGGTCCGCGACCAGGCGGAGCGCATGCGGCTCTATGCCAGGCAGGCCAACGACCGGGGGCTGATGGCCGATGCCATGGAGATCCAGCTGAGGGCCGAGCGGCGGCTCGGCGAGCTCCTGATCGAGGCCAAGGCGCAGGGACAGATCGTCGCGCACCGGCATAAGCGTTCCGAGGGCGAACAGTTTCCGGTGGTGCGGCTGGCCGAGGCCGGCATCGGGCGCAAGCTCTCGATGAAGGCGCAGCAGCTCGCCGAAGTGCCGGAGGCGGCGTTCGAGACGGTGCTGGAGCGGGCGCGGGAAAAGATCGAGGTCGGCCGGGCGGTGCTGGTCAATCCGGCCAAGGACTTTTCGACGCACGACAAGCAGCTCCGGCGCAAAATCCGCGAGGCCCAGCTCGGCGCGCGGCAGCGGGCGCTGCCGGCGAAGCAGTACGGGGTGATCTATGCCGATCCGGAGTGGCCGTTCGCCACCTGGTCGGAGGCCGGCAAGGGCCGGGCGGCCGAAAATCACTATCCGACCTCGCTGCTGCCGGTGATCGCCAGCCGGCCGGTCGAGCGCATAGCCGCCGCCGACTGCGCGCTCTTCCTCTGGATCACCCGGCCGCTGCTGCCGGCCGGGCTCGCGGTGCTCGAGGCCTGGGGCTTTGCCTATGTGACGTCGTTCATCTGGGACAAGGTCGAGGCCGGCACCGGCTACTGGGCCCGCGACAATGCCGAGATCCTGTTGCTCGGCCGGCGCGGCGACATCCCGTGCCCCGCCATGGGCACCCAGTATCCGGCCCTCGTCGCCGAGCGCAAGCGCGGCCACAGCGTCAAGCCGGAGTGGGCCGCCGCCATGATCGAGGCCTATTTCCCGCATTTGCCGAAAATCGAGCTCAACGCCCGCGCCCACCGCCCCGGCTGGGACGCCTGGGGACTCGAGGCGCCGGAGGATGGCGCCGCGTCGCGCACGCTCGCCCGTGCCTTCGAAGAGGCCGGACAATGAGCGGGGTCAGCGTCTTGAGGGCGGTGCGCTCGGTGCAACCGGCATCCCCTGAACGGCTGGGCACCCAGACCCGGGCCCGCAACACCTTGCGGTATCGGCTGCGCGACGCGGCCGGCTGGCTGCACATGGGCGATTTCTCCCGCCGCGCCGCCGACCCGATCTACGGCTGGATCGGCTTCAGGGGACACCTCGAGGCGCTGCTGGCGCGGCATCCCGGCCTCGCCATGCTGGAGGTGGTCGAGGTCGCGCCCGACAAGACCGCCGCCATGGGTGACCCCGGGCACAAGCTTCGGCGGTGGCAATGACCGAGACCCCGATCCCACCCGAACATACGGCTCGGGCTCGAAACAGGAGCTTACCCGAAATGACCGATATCCAGATGGTGCGCCTGGGCGATCTTGCCCCCGATCCGGTGGCGATCGCCGGGCAGGAACAGCGCCTTGCCCGCCTCGATGACCTGCTGGCCTCGATCCCGGCCAAGGGGGTGCTGCAGTCGCTGCGGGTGCGGCCGTGGGACCCGGCCCGGGTGGTCGAGGCCGAGGGCCGCAAGGGCAAGAAAGGCAAGAAGGCCGCGGCCGCGGAGCCCCAGCCGCTCTATGGCGTGATCGCCGGCAACCGGCGGCTGGCAACGCTGCGCCGGCTCTGCGCCGAGGGCGGCAGCATCAAGGGCGAGGCGGTCACCGCCGACATGCTGGTACCTGTGCTGGTCGGCGACGAGGACGATGCCGATGCCTACGAGATCACCTCGGCCGAGAACCTGCTGCGCCTGCCACTGACGCCGGTCGAGGAATTCCGCGCCTACCAGAAGATGGCGGCCGAGGCGTCGCCGAAGGAGATCGCGGCCCGCTTCGGCGTGCCGGAAAAGCGGGTGCGGCAGCGCCTCAGGCTGGCGCAGCTGCATCCCGAGGTGCTCCAGGCGCTCGAGGCCGGCAAGATCGGCATGGCGGCGGCCGAGGCGTTTACGCTGGCCGATCCCGACTGCCAGGCGACCTATCTAAGGAAGTCGAGCAGCTGGCAGCTCGACGCACAAAACGTCCGGGCTGCCTTCACGGATCAGCTGGTGCGCAGCGACAGTCCGATCGCCAAGCTGATCGGCAAGAAAGCGTATGTCGAGGCCGGCGGCCAGATCCTCGCCGATGATTTTGGCAATGTCGGCTACTGGATCAGCCCGGAAATCATCGCAGGCCTCGTCGAGGCGCGTTGGGCCGAGCAGAAGGCCGCCTGGCTGGCCGAGGGCTGGCTGTTCGCCGAGACCGTCGACGAGTTCGGCACGGACAGGTACGGCAGCTATCTCGTCCTGGGCTACTCGACCAAAAAGCTCGAGCCCGAGCCGTTGCCGCTCGGCGACGCGCTGGCCGCCGAGGTGGCCGAGCTCGAGGCGACGATCGCCGCGATCCGGGGAAAACATCCCGAGCTCAGCGACGACTACTGGGGCGAGAGCGAGGAGGAGGAGGAAGACAGCCCCGAGCTCGAGGCCGCCGAGGCCGAGCTCAAGGCGCAGGATGCGCGGCTGCGGCAGATCCGGCGCGAGGCGCCGGTGGCCTTTGCCGCCGAGCAGAAGGCGGTCTCGGGCGTCGTCTACTGGCCGGGCGGCCAGCGTGAGCCGACTTTCGGCGTCGTGCGGCCGGGCACCAAGGTGCCGGGCGAGGCGGGGGAGACGGGTGGCGGCCGCACCGGCAAGGCGCCGGCGACGCTGGCGCTGCCCGGCGATGCCCGGATGGCCGATCTAAGCCGGCAGGTGACGGCGGCGCTGCGGCAGAAGGTGGCGGGGATGCCGGTTGCCGCGCTGCAGATCCTGGTGGCGGCGCTGCACGTGAGCTGGACGCAAGGCTATGGCGCTCCGGTCGAAATCAGGGGGGCAAAGCGCAGCTCCGACGTGGACTTCTCGGCCCGCGGTTACGACATCGCCGGCAATAGCCGGCCGCTGGGCATGGGCTTTGCCGGCGCGCTCGACTGGGCGGCTAAGCAGGATATTCCCGGGCTGCTGGTCTATCTCGCAGAACTGGTCGGACCGAATGTCGGCGTCGAGCGGCAGAGCGGCGGCTTTGCGGAGCATGAGCGGGCCATCATCGATTTTGTCGACCCCGGATTCCCGGGCTTCGACGCCGAAGCCTACTTCGCCGGCGTCAGCAAGCCGGTGGTGGTCGAGGCCTGGAACGAAATGCACCTCGCCGTGACGCAGCTGCGCGGTCAGGCGACGGAGAGCGGCGATCCGGCGCCGGCGATCCCGCCGTTCAGCCCGGCCGGCAAGAAGGGCGACATGGCGGCCGCGGCGGCCGCTGCCGCCCGCCTCACCGGCTGGCTGCCGCCCCAGCTCCGCACCCCCTCCTATGCCGGCCCCGGCCCGAAGGCGGCCGAGACCGAGGGCGAGGCTGCCGGGGCGGGCGCCGGCGCCGATGAGGACGGCGAGCGCGAGGCGGCGGAATGAACAGCCACAACCAGCCGGTGCTGGGCTATCCCAGCAAGAAGGCCGCCATCCTGGCGCAGGCGCGCGCCGGCGAGCTGCCGGCGGTCATCGCCGGCAAGATTGGCTCGACCGACGCGGCGGTACGTACGGCGATCAAGCACATGCGTGTTGCCGGCCAGCTGCCGCCGGGCCGCCGCCGGGCGGGCGAGGCGACGGCAAGCCAGTCGGCGCCAGTGGTGCCGCCTGTGCCTGTGCCCGCCGACGCCGGGGTGATCGGCAAGGCGGAGCGGCTGATTTTGGCGACGCACGGCTACATCGCCGAGGCGCTCGGCCTGTCGCTGCCGGAGCTGGCGGCGGTCGCGGTGCGGCTGCTGCTGGTGCCGGCGGCCGACGCGCTGCCGGCGGCGATCGAAGCAAGGAATATCCCGAGAGGGGAGTCCGGTACGGCTCGCGAGGCCCCCGACGGGGGCATTGGAGACCTGAAACAAGGGACTGAGTCCGCTCCCCGCACCCCCTCCGAACAGGCGCGCAACGATGGGCCGCTGGACGAGCCGACGCGGGACGACGACGAGGCCGAGCTCGCCGCGCTCGAGGCGGCGGCCGGCGAAGACGTCCCGGCCGATGAGCCGGAGCCCCCGCAGCCGGAGCCGGAAGCGGAAACCGGGGGGGGCCTGCCGGCCGTTGCGGCGGCCCTGCCGCCGGTCCTCGATGGCCCGTCGCGCTTCCGGCTGACCGATGGCGGCGGGCAGTACCTGCGGCTCGACGGGCTCGGGCTGACGCGCGACCTCGGCAAGGCGTGGAAGGGCACGGCGCCGCAATACGAGACCGTCTACAAGCGCACGCCGCAATGGCGCGGGCTTGATCCGGTGCCGGCGCCATGAGCGCGACGCGGTGCAATCGAAAGCCAGGGGGATGACCATGACGTTGGGGCACAATACCGGCTCGGCGGAAGAGCTGATGGCGTTCATCGAGCGGCGGGAGCGGCTCGAGGCGGAGCGCCGCGACCTCGGCGCCGCCTGGATCAACACGCTGCTGCAGCGCCTCGAGCGGCACAAGGGCTTCGTCGTCGCCGCCACCAATTTCGGCCAGTCGATCGATCCGGCGATCTGGCGCCGCTTCGACATGCACCTGTCGCTCGAACTGCCCGGGCCGTTCGAGCGCGAGCAGATTCTCAAGCGCTACCTGTCGCCGTTCGGGCTGCCCGCGGCGTCCCTGGCGGCGCTCGCCGAGGCCTTTTCGACGGCGAGTCCGGCCCTGATCCGGCAGTTTTGCGAGCACCTCAAGCGGGCGCTCGTCATCGGGCCGCGGCTCGGCCACGACATGCGCAAGACCGCCGTCATCGGCCGCATCACCGCCTCGGTGCAGCCGCATCCCGAGCTGGGCAAGCCGCCGATGTGGGCGACGGCGGCGGCCGACCGGGCGCGTGACCGCGCCATCGCCGCGCTGCCCTGGCCGCTGCCGCAGGCGAGCGAACTTGCCGCCGAGCCGGCGCCGCCCGAGCCGGCCGCGCCGAACGTTGTGGCGGGCGGCGGGCGGCGGGGATGAGCGATGGCACGAAGATCGAATGGACCGACGCCACCTGGAATCCGATCACCGGGTGCACGCTGGTGAGCGAGGGGTGTCGCCACTGCTATGCCGCCCGGCTGGCGGCGACGCGGCTCAGGCACCTGCCGTCGCGGCAGGGGCTGGCGCGGCTCAATGCAGCCGGCGAGGCGAAATTTACCGGCGAAGTGCGGTTCAACGGCGATGTGCTCGAGCAGCCGCTCAGGTGGAAGCGGGCGCGGATGATCTTCGTCTGCGCGCACGGCGACCTGTTCCACGAGTCGGTGCCCGACGAGATGATCGACCGCATCTTCGCCGTGATGGCGCTCTGCCCGCAGCACACCTTTCAGGTGCTGACCAAGCGGCCGGAGCGGATGCGGGCGTGGTTCTCGGAGCGTTGGCAATCAGCCCCGGCGCAGAAGCTGAGCTTTGGCACCGACACTATCGACATGCCGGCAGAGACGCGCGGGGAAGATCGGCGCGACCAGGTCAACCGCGAAGTCGAAGAGATCTGCCACTCATCCGAGGGGATGCACCGGCGGTTCTTCGACGGGCACAACGATGCGCTGTGGACCCCGGATGGCGCGAGCGTTGCCGGCTCCTTCGCATGGCCGCTGCCCAACGTCTGGCTCGGCACCAGCGTGGAGGATCAGCGGCGGGCCGATGAGCGCATCCCCGAGCTGCTGGCGACGCCGGCCGCGGTGCGGTTTATCTCGGCCGAGCCGCTGCTCGGTGGAATCGATCTTACCGTCATGCGCCGCGGTCCCTCAGAGATCGACCCGGGGCGTGAGCGGGTGGAGAGCTATTGGTGCGACGGGTTGACGGGGCAGCGCGGCGTTCTTATGCGCAATGGCGATTGCCTAGAGGCGCCCGGCGACTTCGGGCCGCATATCGACTGGGTGATCGGCGGCGGGGAGAGCGGGCCCGGCGCGCGGCCGAGCCACCCGCAATGGTTTCGCGACCTCCGCGACCAGTGCGCCAGCGCCGGCGTCGCCTATTTTCATAAGCAAAACGGCAACTGGCGCCCGTGGAGCGCAGAGCTGCCGGCGTCCCGCCTCGCCTTCATGGCCACAGACGGCAGCGTCAAGCTCGATCCCACCAAGGCTGACCTCAAGCTGGCTATCGACCAGGCCACGGCCGGGCATGACCTCTGGCAGCTGATGGCCGATGTCGGCAAGCACGCCGCCGGCCGGCTCCTCGATGGCGTCGAGCACAACGCGATGCCGGTGCCATGACGGGGGAGACGACGCGGTTTCATCGCGAGCGGCTGGCGCGGATGCTGCGGGACCTCGAAGTGTCGCCGGCCTCGCTGTTCGCCGATCGCGAGCTGGCGATCGTCGATGACGCCAGCGGTCGGCGGCTGACCGCGCCGCTCGGCAACCAGACGCTCGCCGAAGGGCTGATTTCGGCGGTGAAGCTCGCCGCGGCCGGGTTGCGGGAGGGCGGGCGATGAGCGAGTGGGACAGTTTGCCGGCGGCGCGGCAGCAGGAAATCCGGGAATGGAACCGGCGTCACCATGGCTCGGTGGTGGGCGAGATCGCGGCGCGCGAGGTCGACGCCCAGGAAGCGGCACGGGCGGCGATCGTCGTCTTTCTCGTCGCCGGCGGCTTCGACGCCGCCGCGGCGGCCGTCGCGACGGCAACCTTCGAGCGTCCCCCGGCGCCGGAAGCGGGGATGCCGTGAAAGTGCTCACCGTCTGGCAGCCCTGGGCAAGCCTGATCGCCATCGGCGCCAAGCCGTTCGAGTTCCGCGGCGGCCGGCCGCCGCGCTCCTGTGTCGGGCGGCGCATTGCCATCCACGCCGGCAAGCGGGCTCTGGTGATCGACGAGCTGGCCGACCTCGTGGTGCGGCTGCGCTCCGGCGACGCCTGGACCACCTGCCTCAAACCCGACCTGGCGCTGCCGCTGCTGGTCAGGGCGATGCGGGCGCCGGACCTGCTGCCGCGCGGCGCCATCCTCTGCACCGCGGTGCTCGGCCCGGCCCGCGACGGCTGGGATATCGCCAGGGCGTTCGGCGGGCCGGTCAACGATTCCGATCGGGATCAGAAGGCCAATTTCGGCTGGCCGCTCGGCGACATCGAGCTGGTGCTGCCGCCGGTCGAGCATCGCGGCCGGCAGGGCTGGTCGGAATGGAGCGGCCGATGACCGCCCCGGCGCCGATCGTCGTCATCTGCACGCTGCGGCGCGACAGCGGCGCGGCGGTGCTGGTCGCCGACAGCGGCAACCCCGAGCTCGAGGCCTGGCTGCCGCGCAGCCAGGTGCTGATCGAAAACGGCATGTTCGGCCGGCTGCGCATCACCATGCCGGCCTGGCTCGCCAAGGAGAAGGGCTTCCTCGGCGGCCCGGCGCCGGGGCAGGGGAGGCTGCTGTGAGCCGCTATTTCTTTGCCCAGGCGCTGACCCCGGGGTTCTGCGCGCCGATCCTCTGGGGGGTGCGGCAGGGCATTGCGGTGGCGGAGATCGCCGCCGGCCTCGAGCTCGACCCGGCTTTGGTCGTGGTGGCGATCGAGGAAAACAGCCCGGTGCGGTTTCCGCCGCCGGCGCGGCAGCCCGTGCCGCTCGAGCCGAAGCGCCGCGACCCGGCCTATCGGGCCTGGATGCGCAGCCGGCAGGGCGCCGCCGCGGCGTTGCGGGCGGGGGCGCCGCCATGATCTCCCTCGGCTGGCTCGATGCCATGACCGCCTGCGGCCTCGACGAGGCCGAGCAATTGCGGCTGATCCGCGAGCTCTTGGCCATCCGGGCGCGGCGGCGGGCGGCGCGGGCCGCGGCGAAGCTGAACAACCATGACATGGCTGACGTGAGAGGCGGGGCGAATGCTGCCCTCACCCACGACACGGCTGTCGTGATTCAGGCGCCGCAGCGCCACGGCCACGTGCACAATGGCAGCCACAAGACGGTGGCCCGGGCGGCACTGCTGCGGCAGCCGCGACTGACGCCGGCGGCGCGCGTCATCGGCGAGCAACTGGTCGAGCACGCCGATGCGGCGGGCCGCTCCTTCTGGTCGCTGGGCCGCATGGCCAGGGATTCCGGGGTTTCGCCGCGCACGGCGAGCCGGGCGGTGCAGCAGCTGGCGGCGTTCGGGCTGCTCGGCGTCGTGGTGCACGGGGCCGGGCGGACCAACAGCTACAGGCTCGACTGGGCGGCGCTCGCCCGGGTCGCCGCCGGGGTGCCGGCGAAGCTGAACAATCACGCCAAAGCCGCGCCAATCACGACAGCGGTGACCGCCAATCACGACAGCGGTGTCGCGGAAATACTGAGTCCTAATCCTGAGTCTGAGTCAGTGCCGGTGGCGAGTCACCGCGCGCGGGCGGCGCCGGACTGGCAATTGCCGCTCATGGTGCCGATCCATGGCGGGCGCGGCACGGCAGCAGCACAAGGATCGCCGGCCTATGGCGCGGCGGGGCAGCGGCTGTGGGACGCTATCGGCCGGCATGGCGCGGCCGGCGAGCACGATCTGCGGCGGCAGCTGCTCGATCTGGTGAGCGGCGATCCCGGCCTCGCGGCCCGGGCGACCTTCGCCGAGCTCCGGCAGCCCGGCAGCGGCCTCGGCGTGCTGCTGGCGGCCACCGGCCCGCCGGCGCAGGCGGCCGGGGGATGATAGGGGCTTTGGAAAACAGGGGCGGGCAGATGGCGTGGTACGTGGTGCAGACGAAGCCGAACAGCGAACGCAAGGCGGCACGCGAGCTCAGGGCGGTAGGGCTGCGCGTGCACCTGCCGCGCCTGGCGCTGCGGCGGCGCAACCGGAGCGGCATCGAGATCGAGGGACGCCGCTTCAAGCCGCTGTTCGCGGGCTACCTGTTGGTGCGCTTTCCGCCGGCGCTGCACGTCGACGGGCAACCCCGGTTCGACCTGGTGCCCGGCCACCAGCTGCCGTTGCGTTGGGCCTATGGCGCCGACCGCGAGTTGCACCAGGTGCCGGGCGGCACGGTCGAGCACGCCCACGTCGCGCGGCTGCTCTGCTGTGCGGCCGACGGTGAGGCGCGGCCGCTGGCGCTGCCCGACCGCGAAGTGCGCGACTACCTGCGCCGGCAGCACGCGCATGCCTACGACGCCGCCGCGATCGAGCGGCTGGCGCGCCAGGAGCGGCGGGCGAGGTTCCAGCCGGGCAGGTCGGTGCGCATCAACGAGGGCCCGTTCGCCGGCTTCCTGAGCACGATCGTGGCGGTCGACGGCGACGCGGTGCGGCTGCTGCTCGACATTTTCGGGCGGGAAACGATGACGACGGTGGAGATCGGGCAGCTCGAGCCGGGATGAGCCTTGCGAATCGGCGCGCCGCGGGCGTACGCGTCTGTGTAGGACGATTCCCTGTGCCCCGCCGCGCTCGACGCGATATCCGAAGGGGCCTGAGCTGCGGCGTTTGCCCGGGGGAACCCAGCCGATCCAGTGCAGGATCGGCGCCATGGCTGGCTCGCCCGCGATTCCGGTAAGTGTTCCGTGGCGGAACAGTTCGAGGGCGAAATGAAGAGCGGCCCGCGCCTCGGCGCCATGAAGCCGAGGCTCGCGCAGCTCGATACGCGGCGACTGAAGCCGGCGCCGAAGGTGGTGGACGCGTTCTACCATTCGGCGGCCTGGGTGGCCTTGTGTGCGGCGATCAAGCGCGAGCGTTGGCCGCGACTGCTGGCGCTGCAGGGGCACTGCTGCGAAGACCCCGAATGTCGCGCCGAGCACAGCGCTATGACGCGCATCTTCTTCGACCACGTGCTCGAGCGGCGCGATCGTCCGGACCTTGAGCTCGACAGGGCCAACATCATGGGGCGCTGCGGCGCCTCGCACAGCCTCAAGACGGCTCGTGCCCGCGCCCAACGTCTCGGCACCCCTGCCGAAAGCACGACGGGGTAGGGGGTATAAATCTCTGGAACCCGCCTTGGGGTCCGGACCGCCAGGGGCTTTCT